GTTCTGAATGAGAAGCGAATTGTAGAGCAGTATGGAATTCATCCAAATAATTTTGCCATGGCTAGGGCAATATGTGGCGATAAAAGTGACAACTTGCATGGAGTCGGCAATGTGGGCCTTAAAACTGTATCTAAAAGATTTCCATTCCTTTCAGAATCAGAATCACATGGTTTGGAAAAGATTGTAGCAGAATGTAAAACAGCAGAACAAAAACTAAAAGTTTATGAAAACATATTAGAAAATCAAGACTTAATTAAAAAGAACTATTCATTAATGCAACTTTATACACCCAGTATTTCTGTTAATGCAAAAAACACTATACGTAATGCGGTGGATGAGTTAGAATACTCACTAAATAAAACTAAAGTAAGGGCCATGATGATTGAAGATGGTTTTGGTGCTTACGATTGGTCAGATTTGTTTTTAACGTGTCAGAGAATAATCGCAGACAACAGGAGATAGTATGGAAAAGGTTGATTTTTCGAAGTACGGAAAATCCTTTCAGGAAAAATTAGTTCAACTAATTTTAGAAGACAGAGCATTTGCTGATCAGATTTGGGAAGTTCTAGATGTTGAGTTTTTAGAACTCAAGTATTTGCAAAAGTTTGTCAAGCTAGTTTTCTTGTATAAAGAGAAGTATGGTACACACCCTACGCAAA